CTGGTTTGTAACCTAAGAAAACCTTTGTCCGCAGAATCATTGCCGCCCTCATTGCCACCAACGCTGTTAAGTTGTTTCATGGCAGAATTGGTTCGTGAAACAAGTTCACCAACACCAGTCATGAACGACTCGAACGACTTATTGCTGCCAACGGCAACATTCATTTTTTCAAATGCAGTAGCGAGTCCGTTCACCGCTTCGGTAGCCTTCCCGACTTCTGTCGAAAAAGTGCCAAGGTCTCCGTTCCTTGCAGCGTTACCAAGCCCTTCAAGAGCCGACAACGCCCCGCTAAGGGCATTTTGCAACCCGCTGAGTGCGTTTGCATCAGTTCCGCTCTTGCTGAGAATGTCAAGGACTTCTCTTAGGTTTCCTTGCACATTGACGGTGATTTCTTTGTTATTCAATCCGTCAATCAATGTTTTTATGTTGGTGATTTTGGTCGATGCCTCATCAACAATTTCTATCGCAAATCTTAGCGGGTCAAGTGCCATATATCTTTCGTTTTAATAGGTTCCTGTTTAACCCCCAAACGGCACCCGATGAGGGATGCCGATTTGAGGAAGTGTTTATGCGCCGCAATTCATCGGCAGGGCGGTGCCAGCAGACCGACGGCCTGACGCATGAGATAACCCATCGTCCATGCCCCGTCTTCGCTGCCGACATCCACGCCGTAATAACCGCAGATGGCCTGCTGCGCGTGGTATAATTCGTGCGTGAGCGTGTCCCACCATTGCTCGGCAGAGTCAGCATCACCAATGAAAATCAACGACATTCGCAAAGGGGAATTGGTGACGCACATCCCTGCGTTCACCTGACCGAAAAGAACGTCAAGCGCCTCGTCAACGTCACCCGACATTGCGCCGAGCGCCATCATGTAGTTGGCCATGTCGTCCTCGTCTCGCTCGTCAAAGTCGTAGCAAACGACAATGCCCCACTTGCCTTTTATGTCTATGTATTCGCTTTTCATCAGAGCATCCTCTCCCAGTAGATGGGGATTTCCGCATTGCACATCTTTGCCTCGAAGCAGCTTAAAACATTGCAAGGATAACCGTCTGGGTCGAGAATGGTCTCCTCGACGAATAATGCCCGCTGCTCGTCGGTCTTGAGCGTCTTGGGATAGTCGGCGATGGCCATGTGGTACAGGTACCACGCTGTGTAGATGTACTCGTCGGGCAACTTGACGCCGTGCGCCGTGAGTATCTCCACCACGTCATCGACCGACCTGGTGCTTATCGGCTTCATCTGCCCGCTGGACGGGTCTTTGACCTCCATCAGGCTGATAGCCCACTTTGCGAGCCTGCGGCTGAACAAGCCGTGATACTCGTCTTCGTAGATTGCCCTGTCTTCTGAAATGTACTGTTTCATAAGTCTGGCTTTTAAGCAATGGCGGGCGCTTTTACACACCCGCCACTGCGGTTATTGGTTTACATGAATTGACCATTACCGCCACGGCGACGGCGATCTTCAATCATGCTTTCGTTCTCAATCTCACGTTCGTGATCCTTCCATCCGTGAGTGTAACCATCCTTGTAAGCCTGCTCGACCTCCTCGTTGTGGTCACGGAAGTTCATGCGGCGCATACCGCCGTTACCGCGCATCTGCTGACGCATCTGCTGGCGCATTTCCTCTTTGTTGTCCTTGTTGATGATGATGTAAGGCATAGTATTCAGTGTTTAACGGATTGCACTTACTTGTGCACCACCGTTGCTCTCAGGAATCGAATAAATTTCTGCTGCCATTAGTTTTTTGTGTTTTTCGTGTTAGTAGGATAGTTAATTTGTCTATGCGCATCAGACACGACAAAGTTAATCCATTTCACTAACAGAAATTCAAAAATCAACGTCATTCTACTGCACGATTTCAGCACCTTTGACTCAACTTTTTCACTACCTTAAATACTTGACGCTCAGATATTCCGTATTTTTCGGAAATGGATGCGACCACATAACACGTCTTGTTCCCTTTCGACTTCATGCGGACATAATCCCCATATATACCGAGCCATTTGTAGTCATCGGTCTTAATGCCGATTTTGTGCAGTCTTTTTAGCAGTTCCTTGTTCAAACTGACAACCTCGTATGCCGTCATAACAAACCTTACTCCTTCTTGTCAACTGGAACTTTCTCGCCGGTGTTCAGAAACTTGTTGAGGTCAAAGCCGCGCTTCTCACGCTCGGCCTTGCGCTTCTTCCACTTCTCTGTGGCCTCACGCAACTTGCGGGCATTGGGCTTGTAACCTGGCTGACCGGGCTTCACGTCCTTGCTTTTCTCGAACACGGTAATCGGCTGGTCGATGTCGATGAGTTCTATCTGCGCCTTGGTATGTCCCCAGTAGTATTCGTACATCGGCACCCTCCACAAACCGAAGAAGTAGCGTGGCATCACGATCCACTGCCGCTGCTTTCTGTCTGAGTACGCTGCGCCGTATCGAGTCCTTGCAGGGTAGCTTCGACTTCCTCCACTCTCATATTCATCAGCGTATCCTTTGCCGCGGTCAGTGATGTGATAGTCTTGTAGAACTGAATCAGCGGAACTTTTTTTTTACCCGTCTCAAGCAGGTCGGCAAGCTGGATGTTGTCGTACTGCCTGACGTAGTAGAACCAGCGCCAGCGAAACCAGTAGCGGAACTTGATTTTCCAATAGCCGTCGAGGGTGTAGATGGCTGCGGCTTTGCAGGCGAGCTTGCTGTCCTCGATGATTTCGTCAAGGGTTGCGTTGCCAGTGGTCTTGTCGCCAATCTCGCTCTTATTGTGCAGCAGAAGTCTGCCCAGCTTCATCAACTGGCCGTTTTTCAGCCAGCGGATTTTGTACTTCTTCCTGGTGCGCAGGATTTCCACCTCGTCGGCATCGTTGTTTGCGATGGACTGATAGAGTAACTGCGCCTCCAAGGAAGGCTGTTCGATAATCGGTTCTTTTGCCATATAAATCTTATCAAAAAGGGTGCATCAAGAGCACTTCCTAATGCACCCGGAATCCATTATAAAATCATGCCTTCTGCTGTCCAATTGCCATCCTTCCTAAGTCATTACAAACGACACAAGGAATGTTTCTTTGTTCAGAGCAATATCCAACCTGTTGCCAGTTATGACATAAGTTCCCGCTTGCTCTGTCGTCGAACCATTCGATTGTTCGACCCTGCCACCCGTTAAATCATATCCCTTTGAAACAAAGTCGCTCAAAGAATCTTTGAAACCCAGTGTTGCGCTAAAGCTGTTCCTTTCCGAAGCGGTCAAGTTTCTGTTAAAGGTCACGGTCAATAACGCGGTGGCCGAATCGGTCGGCAGGCTTGGTGTCGTGCTGACTACCGACAATTGGACAGGCGTCAGTTTCCCGAGGTGGTGGCGATATTCAAGATACCGAAGGCGCCGTCGCCGGAGTCGGAAAGAGAACCGCTCAGAACGACGCAGAGAGGCTTGTTGCTGCCGTCAAAGGTCACCTGTGCGGTGAGCTTGGCCTTCTTGACGTAGAACAGTCGCTTCTCGGTGTCGTCGAGGATGAGCAGACCCAACTCAACCGACTTCTGCGCAGCACCGAAACCCTTGCCAGTTGCGGTAGCAGCGGTCACGCCAGTGGTGTCCTTCAGTGCGTCAAGAGGCAGGTCGATGGAGATGTTGGTACCCTCGGAACCGAACACGAGCTGCATGATCTCGGTGTCGTGGCATGGAATCTCAATGTTCAACTCAGTATCACCAGGGGTGAACGTGGAAACCCAGTCGGCGTTCAGGCCGTGAACCTTGAAGTGCTCGATTGAGGGAGCACCAGTGTCAAACGAGAAACCGCTGTCCTCGGAGCAGGGGAACTCAAGCAGACGGGCGTCGGCGCTGTTGAGGTCGAGACTACCAGAATTGTTAAATGTGAATCCGTCCTTAACGGCGAACACGGCGGAGATACCCTCAAACACATTAAGCTGCATTGAAGTATTGTCAGAAGCCGTTTTCTTTCTTACAGTAGCTGCCATAGTTGTCTATAGTTAATTTGTTTATCGTGTTTTTGTTCTTACCTTGTAAGTGATCATCGTGACGAAGTAGCCGTAGCCGTCGCTGTCCTGCACGAGGACGGAGGGCTCAACAGCGTCGATGTGCGCACCGACAATGGGGAAAAGGTCTATCACCGACTGGGCGAGTTCGGTCTGGGCGTTGACGTTCATCGTGCCGTCTGGCTTGGCCTTGGCGAACACGGCGAACGTGCCGAAACACTCGGTGAACGAGCCGAAGCCGCCGTGGACCGTCGCACGCAGTTGGGTCGGCAGGTTGACGACGATGAACGCCGTTACCTCTTCCTTGAGGTTCTTCGGGCGACCGAGATAGACAGGCTTGCCGAGAGTGCTCACGGCATTAACGAGGTCTTCGTATATGCGGAATATGAATGATTTCTCTGCCATAGCCTATTTCTGCGGTAATCTAAGTAATGTAACTCCAACCCTTTGCGCTTCTGCGTAAGTGTTCAAGATACCTGTTGTGCCTCTAAGTTCCTCAACCCATTCTGCATACTCAACAGGATATGCCACAACAATGTCAAAAAGGTTTTTCCCTTTCGGCGTGAATGAGTTGAAGAATATCCTTGCGTCGTTTTCTCCCCAGCCTTCATCTGTTGCCTTGTCAGCACGGAAACCAGTATTTTCGCCAGAATAGTCTGGCTGAAAGTAATAGCGTTTCCTGCCTCTGCCATCGGTTGACATTTTTACCTGTATTGCCTTTGGTACTTTGCCTGCGGCGAAAAACGCGGTCAATGGCTGTCGGTTTTTATATAGGCACACAACAATAGAGTTGAGAAGGTTTCCAGTGAAGTCGTGCGCATCAAAGGCGGTCTTGCGGTAACGTATTGCCCACCAAATGAGGTTTTCGCAATAGTTCCTACACCGCTTCTCAACCTCGTCAATTATCTTTTCTCGATAATCGTCGATAGCTCTCAGTATCTGTGCCTTAGTTGCGGACATACTTCCAAAGGATATGGGTACCTAAATTGCCTGGACGCTTGTCAACGACAAGACCGTACTCCTTGTGGCTCCCCTTGCAGACCTCAACCTTGTCACCCTCCAGCGGCAGGGTCTCGTCCGTCCACTCGTCCTGTTTCAAAGGCAATGCGAGCCACCTGTACGAGGTGTTTACTTCTCCATTGTCCGACACAGTGTCACGGGCGTAACTCCTGCACTCACCGCAATATATCACAACGTCATGCCCTGCGTCCTCAAGAGGACCTGCCTCCTGCTGACGGACAATCCTGCAACAATGCGGGAATCGCGGATTATTGACCTTGGTTATCATCTGCACCTGCGGTTATACCTGCGGATTTTACGGAAGCCTGTGCCCTTGAAGCCCCATTGCGGGGCAGAGGAACTGAGCAATTCGTCCTCCACCCCCCATTTGTCAAACAGGGCTTTGGCGATGCGCCACAGGCCAACACGGTCTTGGTAAGTCCATGAACTCACTTTCTCGGAGTGCTCCCAGTCGCCGTCACGGTCGGTGACGCTCTGGGATGTGCCCATGCCAGGCTGGAGATAGAGGATGAGGTAGGCATACGCCAAATCACGCTCCCTCTCGGTCAGGTCATAGGAACTGACATCGGGGTCAATACCCGTCTTGAAGAGGATATTGCTGATGATGCTCTCGGTGATTTCCACACCAGGGAACAACCCGTTGATGTAGTCTAATGCGGTCTGTGAGTTCTCGGCCATCGCTACTCGTCAGTTAAGGGTTACTCATCGTCTTTCCAGACGGTGACGATACCATGCTCGCGCAAGTTGTTGAAGACGGGGCCTGCAAACAACTCGCAGTCAACAGTGTTGGCGATGTTGGGACGCTCACGCCAGCTATTCAGCACGACGATGCGACCCTCAACCAGTGCGTAGAGGTCGGCCTCGGTCTGCCCGCCCATGCTCATGCGGTCCTTGAGGATGCTGTTCATGCACTTCATCTCGAATGGACGGAAAGCCCTTGTAGAAGCAACAAGGTTGTGCTCGTCGAAAGCGGGTGCATCGACAACGGGGCGACCGTCCTCCTCGTGGCGCGACTTGTAGTCAATCACCTCGAATTGCCAGATGCCCAGCTCGTCGCGAAGGAAAGCGAGCAGTGCGCTCTGTGGCACGCGCAGGTCTGTGGTGTTGCCGCTGGTGGCGTAACGTGCTGCATAGGCGCTCTTCACGCTGGGGTGTGCGAGAATCATGCGGAACAGCTTCTTGCTGACCTTCCAGTGGTCAAGGCCGAGGCTCAGCTCGTCGGTGTAGTAGTCCTGGAACGTGATGAGGTCTTCGACGACATCGGCGTTCGTATTGGGAACGAGGGTGCGGCTGCCAGCAGCACCAGTCCAAACGAACCAGTCAGCCTTGGGAGTGGCGAAGTTCTCGTCGGGAATCTCGAACTTGAAGTCGTAGCGTGCTCCGTCAACGGGGATGTCGTGGATTTCGCCGGTTGACATGGCCTGGAAAGTCATGTAGTTCAACTCGTTGTGAATACCGCCGAGCATGTTGGTGGAGTTCTGTACGAATGAGTCGATGAGCTTGTCGCCGAACGACATGTCGCTCAGCTTGGCTGCCTTGCGCAGGGTGATGAAGTCGTCCTGGTCGAGCTGGAAGCCGTGGCCGATCTTGGGCAGGGTGCCGCCGTAAACGCCCCAGCCCTCGGTGTTACGCAGGGGCTTGGGTGAGTGCGAACCCAGCACGGATGCACGGACAAGGATAGGGGTCTTGGTCTGAGACTGTACCCACTCACGGTCGTCGGTAGGTGTTCCCCAGTTCGCATAGCGCTTCCAGAGGGCACCGTTGTACTTGGCGTTAGCGTTGTCCAGCAGGTTGCCGAACTCCTCGGCGGTGACGAACTTGCCGAGGCTGCCAATCTGATAAAGACTTGAATCTCTTAATGTTGCCATAAATCAGTCCTCCTTTTTTACTTGCGGTTAGAGAATTTGAACACACATTCGGCGTCCTTGAGAGCCTTCTTCACGAGGTCGGGGATGGGCACGATGCGACGCTCCAGAATGGGAGCATCTGCGCCCCAGACGGCATCACCGTCGAGCGCGTAAGCGTCCTCATCGACACAGGTGTCATAGGGGGTCAGTCCGTTGGGAATGACCTTGATCTTGCTGTCAGAGCCAGCCTCGACGATGACTGCGCCAGCCGAGCCGACAACATTGTCCACGGTGAGCACATCGACATCGCTTTCGCTGCTGTCGATGGCGCTGATGGTAGCCACGGTCTGGGCTGCGGTGGCCAGGCTGTTGCCCAGAGCCATCAGTTTCATGCCGACCTTGGCACGGGTTCCCTCGACATCCTTGTTCACGGTGATGGTGTGCTTGGTGCTGTCAACGGCCTTGACGCTGAAAGCGTACATGGGCACGATGGTGCGCTCTACCTCATCGACCTTCACGGGAGTGAACGCGGGCAGGACGTTGCCCGATGCGGGCAGGACATCCAGCGAGGGGAACTTGAAACCGCCGTAGTACATCCAGGGGAGGTTGTGTCCCTCGTATGCCTTGCGGACACCGCCAATTTTCTTGGAGAACTTGACGTAGTTGTTGATTGTTCCGTTGTAACTCATAGTTAATTTGTTTTGTTTTCTTTTGTTTGTTTACACGCTGTGGCAGTGTCACTTGGCGAAACGCGCCTCGGTTTCCTTGGCGTAGTCCTCCGCGTCCTTCACCTGCTGCTGCACGCGCTCGATGTGGCTCTTGACGATTGAGCCAGAACCACCGCCGCTGCCTCCTGCGCTTTCTCCGCCGAATGGCTTGCCGCCGTCGCCGTAGTAACGCTTATAGCGCTTCTCGTAGGCGGCAACCGCGGTCTGCTTGAAATCTTCCAGGCTGGGCTCGTCACCGTAGTCGATGCCGTCAAGGGCATCGTCGATGCAAGCCTCGTTGCCAGCTTTCAGGTCGAGCAGGTACTGCTTTAGGGCAGACTTGACGCTGCCGATTCGCGCGGTTTTTTCCCGCTCTTTCTGCGACTCGGTGAGCTCCTTGATGGTGTTCTTGAAGTCCTCAATCTGCTTGTCGCGTTCCTTGAGGGCGTTCTCCATGAAAGCGCGCATACGCTCCTCCATGCCGTCGTCGGCATTTGGGTCTGGCTTTGTGCCTTCGCCATCGCCGTCACCACCTATGTCACCCTCGTTTTTTAGGGTCTTCTTGAACTCCTCGATTGCCTTTGCCGTCGCGTCGGCTATGCGGGCATCCACATCTTTCTGGTGCTGTGCCTCGTATTCGCTCTTGTAACGCTCGGTGAACACCTTGTCGTCATGGCGCTTCTGCCCTGCGAACATCTTCAATGCCGCAACTGGGGCCTTCCATGTGTCGTCGGTGATCTCGTCGTCTTTCTCGAACAAAGACAGGTAGTTCTCGGCAAACCCGTCAAACGTCTTGTCGCTGATGACCTTCGCGTCGTCTTCTCCGACACGGGTCCGTAATTCTTGAATGAGAATGTCTTTCTGCATTATGTTTTTCAGTTAATTTGTTTATTGTCGCCCTGTGGACGTTCCTCATCCTTTCGGGCGGGATTCTATGCACAAAATTAACCGAAAGTGCAGCCTTTTTATAATGTATTACACGGCGAACTGGGACGGCGAAATATCCCTCATTGACAAGCGGTTGCCTATAATACATAACTTTGCAGAAATATCAATTTATAACACACTGAACTATGGATTTTACACAGGGCACCACTGGTCTTGAAACACCGCTCGGCTCGCCTATACTCTCTCTGGACTACGTCGAAAAACTGAGAGAGAGCGAGGACGGCAAGAAGAACTCGAAGTGCTTCATCGCCCAAAACGGGGCACAGGAACGGGGATTGGGCAACTGCGCCGACATCACCGTGTTCGGAGGCAACCGAGGCGGCGGCAAGGCCAACACATACAACACGAAAGTAGTCACCCCGAGCGGGTACAGGAAAATGGGCGACCTCGAAGTGGGCGACCTCATCTGCACACCTTACGAGGGCGTGCAGAAGGTGAGCGCCATATACGAGCAGGGAGAGCACACCTACTACTCGTTCTATTTCGACGACGGCACCAGGGTTGACTGCATGGACAACCACAGATTCTGGGCAAGGCTGTCGCCTGACGATGACTTCCGCGAGATGGGGGCCAGGGAAATTATGGACCGATACGTCATCGGTGCGCAGTACCCGATGTCCAAGCGCGTAGGTGTACAGCATTTCGCTGAAATCCCTTTGTGCGGCGAGGTGAAGATGAACGAGAAAAAGACCGAACTCGACCTGCCGATACACCCGATGCTGCTGGGTTATTCGTGCGGTGACGGGTGCTTCCACTTCGAGCAGTCTGGAATACCGCTTTACAAGCAGAAGTTCTACCCCGCCAGGCTGTTCACGATGATGGGCATGAAAGTGACCAAGAACAAGGTCAACGGGAAATATTATGTGCGCGGCATCCCCGACGAGGCGAGGCGCAAAATCACCCGCAGCAGGATGAACAAGCTGGCTTTTGTGCCAGACGAGTACAGGACGGCATCCGTCAAGGCTCGCTGGGCATACCTCAAGGGGTTCATGTACCACAACGGCAAGTCGCAGAAGAAACATCCCTATGTCGAAGTGCCGAACAAGAAACTCATCGAACAGGTGGCTGACATCGCCCGTTCGCTGGGCATCTGGGCGAAAATCTCGCAGGTGGAGGACGACCCTGAACGTGTGGGCTATTGGCGCATCAGCTTCATCGCACCCAACGATGCTGACATGTTCCTGAAGATGTGCTACCAGGACAGGGCGCATTACAATGCGGACACCCCGACAAGGCCGACATCCGAAAACATCCTCACGAAGAAAATCATCCGCATCACCAAGCCGAAGGAAAAGGCGAAATGCCGCTGCATCACCATCACAGGCAAGCACCACCTGTACCTCACCGAGGGCTTCAACATCAACCACAACACGGTGACGATGCTCATGGAACCGCTCTACGACATCGCCAACAAACACTTCAACGGCATCATCTTCCGCCGCAACAAGGACGACTTCGAGAACATCATCAACGAGGGCGGCAGATGGTTCCGTCAAATCGGCAAGTACAACAAGAGCAAGGACGATATGACGTGGAACTTCCGTTCTGGGGCGAAACTCGGTCTGGACTACTACGACATGCCGATGAGCGACTTCGACATCAAGTACCGCGGACAGCAGTTCGCATACATCGGTATCGACGAGCTGCCGCAGATGCCTTTCGAGATGTTCAAGTTCATTCAAACCTGCAACCGAAACACGGTCGGCGTACACTCGCGCATACTCGGCACATGCAACCCAGACCCGCTGAGCTGGCTGCGCAAGTTCCTCGACTGGTGGATAGGAAAGGAGGACACCATCTATTCCGACGGCAAGAAACACCCAGAACTGAAAGGGTTCGCCATCCCAGAGCGCAACGGCGTGGTGCGCTACTGCTATATGCCCGACAACAGCGTGGACAACATCATCTGGGGTGACACTCCTGAAGAAGTCTATGCGCAATGCCGTGAACTGATTGACGACGCATGGGATGAGAGCTGGGCAAAACTGGGCTACACCAAGACATCGTTTTTCGTCAAGTCGGTGACGTTCATCAAGGCTTCACTCAACGAGAACCGTGCGCTGTTGAAGAACGACCCAGGCTACATCGCATCGCTGCTCAACCAGCCACCAGAAGTGAGGGCGAGGGAGTTTGACGGCAACTGGGATGTCATCAAGGCAAGCGACGACCTCATACAGCCGATGCACATGGACAAGATTTTCCAGAACGCGCACATGCTCGGCGACGGCGTGCGGCGAGCCACCTGCGACATCGCAGGGACAGGCGGCGACAACTGCGTGACGTGGTTCTGGATCGGCTGGCATGTGGCCGACGTATATGTCTGCCGACGCGACCCCTACACGACCACCGAACTGCTTGCCGCCAAGCTGCGCGAGTGGGGCGTGCTGGAGCAGAATTTCTCCTACGACCTCAACGGCATGGGACAGGTGCTTAAAGGCGCTTTCCCGAAGGCCGTGCCGTTCAACAACCTTGAGGCGGTTGACCGACGCGACAAGAACCTGTACGACAACAAGAAGTCGCAGTGCGCCTACAAGTTCGCCGAGCGCACCCAGCAATGCGGCTGGAGCATCGAGAACTCGCTTCTGAGCCGAAAGTACAAAATCGGCAAGGACGTGCGCACACTATATGACATCCTGCAACTGGAGCGCAAATGCGTGCGGCAGGATATGAGCAAGCAGGACAAGGGCTGGTGCATCATCCACAAGGAGCAGATGAAGAACAAGTCCATCGTCGGCCACTCGCCCGACTTCTTCGAGGCGCTGTTCATGCGGGAAATCTTCGAGCTGAAACACTCGGTCAGCATCCCTGGCTGGGCGAAGGGTGCCTCTAAGCACATGCGCATCACAAGACTTTCACCACGATAACACACAATTACAATGACTGCACAAAACGACAAAAAAATCCGTGAACTGCTCACAAAGATGCCGTTCACAAGAGTAATGCCCGACTCCACCGACCTGGGACATCTTATCGAGGAGCCTACGGAGGTTCCCGTCAAGCGCGACAGGCTGCGCAGGAAAATCGTGTCGCAGGAACAGTTCCTGCGTGAACTCGACCCCGCCGGGCACGCCATCAACGACCACTCGCTCTATCCCGACATCTGGCAGAAGAACGAGGAAGACGGCAGGTGGTACATCCAGGAAATCCCCCGCTACGCTTTCTCGTTCCAGCAGATCATCCTCACCAAGCACCTGACGCACCTTTGCGGCAACGACATCATGTTCGAGCTTTCGGACGACAAGGTGGATGACCGCACGCGCAAGGTGTTCGGCGAGTTCCGCAACGGCTGGGCGAACAAGAACATGGAAGTGGCATGGTACCAGCTTGCCAAGTCGGTGAAGGCGACGGGCGACGGCGCTTTCGTCGGTTTCATGGACAAGGGCAAGTTCGGCTGGCGCACATTCTCTTTCCTTCACGGCGACAGGCTGTACCCGCACTACGACATGCAGACTGGCAGGATGAACACGCTGGCGAGGACTTACTGCAACTATGCAGAGGACGGCACGGTCATCAAGCGGTACATCGACGTGTGGGACGACGAGAACTACTACCGCTTTGTGGCCGACGGCGATGCAGACGGCATCTTCGACAGGGCGAAAAGGGCGGTTTACAGCCTGTTCAACATCAGCGGCTACAAACTGGAGGAGGAGCGATCGCACGGCTTCGACAGCATACCCGTTGCCTATATGCGTGACGACAACGGCCCGTGCTGGACGTTCTCACAGGAAACCATCGAGCACTATGAGAGCGCATTCAGCAACCTTGCGCACAGCAACCATGACTTCGGCCTGCCTATCATGTACGTCCGTGGCGAGGGCAGCGAGGTCATCGCAGGTGAGGATATGTCCTATGCGAGCAAAATCATGTTCCTGCCCACCGACGGAGAGGCTGGCTTCCTCAACCGACAGGACGCGAGCAACGCCTATAAAGCGGAACTCGACAAGCTGGAGGAGTGCATCTACAAGCAGTCCTTTGCGGTGAAGACCCCCGAACTGAAATCTGGCGACACACCTGGCGTTGCACTGAAAATCATGTACAGCGACGCTTACGAGAAGGCGATGGCTGATGCACAGGAATATGACGGCTGTGTTGACAAGATGATTGAGATTTTTTCTTGGGGCTACGGCATCGAGAGCGAGAACCGACTGGCGTTCACGCAGACGAATATACGCCACTACATTGAGCCCTACGTCCATAGCAACCTTACAGAGCTTACCCAAAATCTCAATACTGCTGTCATCGGTGGCTTCCTTTCAAAACAGACCGCTTCGGAGAAACTGCCTTATGCTACACCGCAGGAGTGGGAGCGCATACAGCAGGAGAAGCACGATGCCGATATGCACCAGTTGCTTGTCGAGGAACAGCGCATCGAAATTCAGAATGACCATGCCGTAGAGATGCAGGAGGCCATTTCCGACATACAGACCGATGCACAGGTGCAGGTCATCAAGGCTCAGAACGACACGAGCGAAGATGACGATGAACCCAAAGCGAAGGTCTCAAAGAAGAAAAAAGGCTCAGTAGCGACTGGGCGCAGACCTGGCAGACCAAACCTCTTACACACTGATAAGTACGGGAATCGGCCAGGGGAGTCAAACTGGGATAAATGGAATACAACGCATTAGTTCAGGTAGTTAAGCATGACCGACTTAATCGACACGATACAACTGGGCGATTGCCTCTACATCATGCCGTCAATACCCGACAAGAGCATTGACGCAATCATCTGTGACCCGCCGTATTCAGTTCTTAATAAGTCCAACGCATCGGCCAAATGGGACAGCATTATCCCGTTTGAGCCGATGTGGGCGCAACTGGAGCGTATCATCAAGGACAACGGGGCAATCGTGTTGTTCGGTCAAGGGATGTTCACGGCAAGGCTGATGATGTCAAACCCGAAATTATGGAGGTACAACCTCGTCTGGAAGAAGGGAAACCGAATATCTGGCTTCCTCAATGCGAACCGTATGCCCATGCGCAACCATGAGGACATCTGCGTGTTCTACAAGAAACTGCCGACCTATAACCCGCAAATGGAATGGGGCGAGAAATCGCATCCCAGGGGCGGCGGCAACCACAAGAAAACGCAAAGATGCTACGGCGGTTTCAAAGACCTGCCGCTTACCGAGCCGACCAACTGGAAGTACCCGAAAAGCGTGCTCAACTTTGAACGCGA